AAGTCAAGATTGACTATTGAGAACAAAATGGTTGATGTTCGTTTATCGTATGAAACAGGATTAGACAGATATTATGGATTGCTTGAACTTGCAATCAAACATGGTATCTTCAAACAAGTATCAACTCGTATTGAATTACCAGATGGCACTACACAGTTTGGTAAGACAATTAACAACAATCCAGAAAAATACTTTACAGAAGATGTGATGCAACAGATTGATGACATTGCTAGTAAAGAATTTAAGTATGGTCAAACAGATGTACCTCTCGAAGATGATGGAGCAATTGATGTACAAATATAATGAAGATGCTACTTTAAATGAATTAAAGAAGTATATTGACTCCACTTATGATGCACACTATAGTAAGGATAAATTCCAAGCTACAGAGTTCATTATAGATGGTGGTCATGGTGAAGGTTTTTGTATCGGGAACATACTCAAGTATGCACAACGCTATGGAAAAAAAGATGGCAAGAACAGAAAGGACTTGCTAAAAGTAATACATTATGGTATAATAGCATTATACGTCAATGAATTGGAGAATTTAAATAATGAAACTAAGTAACTATACAACTTCTGTATTGAAGAACTTTTCGACTATTAATCAAAATTTAGTGATTAAGGAAGGAAACACAATAACAACAATGTCTGCAATGAAAAACATTGTTGCTAAAGCTGAAGTGGAAGAAACATTTCCACAACAGATTGCAATCTATGACTTGAATGAATTTCTAGGAGCATTGTCTTTGTTTACAAGCCCTGTTTTAGATTTCAGTGATAACTATGTTATGATTAGTGAAGAAAACAAACCTACAACCAAGATGAAGTATTTTTACTCTGACCCATCTGTTGTAACTAGTCCTAACAAAATGATTACTATGCCTTCTAATGAAGTGAAGTTTACTATGAGTAGTGAAGATTTATCTAGACTAAAGCGTGCAGCTGGTGCAATTGGTGCGCCTGATATGGTTTTAGAAAAAGATGGTTCTAGTTCATCACTTACTGTAAAAGATAAAAAGAATGATACTGCTAATAATTATTCTCTTGATGTTGATACTACAAGTGAAGGTGAGTTTAACTTCTACTTTAAAGTAGAAAATATGAAACTTCTTGATGGTAATTATGATGTAGAGATTTCATCTAAAAATATTAGTCACTATACAAATAAAAGTACTGACATAGAATATTGGATTGCACTTGAACCCGAATCAACTTACACTGTTTAATTTAGGTACACTATATAATGGAAAAATATTTATGGGTGGAACAATATCGCCCAACAAAAATCAGCGACTGTATTTTACCAGATGATTTAAAAGACACATTTTCTGAGTTCGTTAATAATAAACATATACCAAATCTAATTTTATCAGGTGGGCCTGGCGTAGGTAAAACTACTGTCGCTAAGGCTATGCTTGATGAAATTGGTTCAACATATATGATGATTAATGGTTCAGAAGAATCTGGTATTGATGTCCTGAGAACTAAAATTAAGAACTTTGCATCTACTGTATCCCTCGAAGGTGGACGCAAGTATATCATCTTAGATGAGGCAGACTATCTTAACGCACAATCTACTCAACCAGCTCTGCGTGGTTTCATGGAAGAATTTCACAAGAACTGTGGATTTATTCTTACTTGTAATTATAAGAACCGATTGATACCACCATTACATTCTCGTTGTAGTGTTATTGATTTTATAATTCCAAATGACCAGAAACCTAAACTTGCAAGAGATTTCTTTGATAGAGCAAAGGATATTCTGAATAAAGAAAATGTAGAGTTTGAACCTAAACCTGTTGCAGAACTTATGAACAAGTTCTTCCCAGACTGGCGTAGAGTATTAAATGAATTACAAAGGTATTCTTCATCAGGTAAAATTGATGCAGGAGTGTTGGTAAATTTATCTGAATCTAATATCAACGATCTAATGATATCTCTGAAAAATAAAGAGTTTACTAGTGTTCGTAAATGGATTGTACAAAATTTAGACAATGATCCTGTGCGTGTATATAGACGTATTTACGATAGTTTATATTCTAATTTGGACTCTAGTACTATTCCTCATGCTGTTGTTATCATTGCTGATTATCAATACAAGGCTGCATTTGTATCTGACCAAGAGATTAATCTGTTGGCATGCATGACAGAATTGATGGGTCAGGTGAAGTTTAAATGATATCATTACCAAATAAAAAATATAATATAATCTATGCCGATCCGCCTTGGCACTTTAAATCAAGAAGTGAAAAAGGAGATGGTAGAAATGCTACTCAGCATTATGATTGTATGTCACTAAAAGATATATGCAATATGCCTGTTAAAGAAATAGCAGATAAAGATTGTGTATTATTAATGTGGGTTACTGATCCATTATTAGAAAAAGCATTTAAAGTTATTGACGCTTGGGGATTCACTTATAAGACAGTAGGATTTACTTGGGCAAAATCAAACAAAACTAATATGGGAATGTTTACAGGATTAGGATATTGGACTAGATGTAATCCAGAAATGTGTTTACTTGCAACAAAAGGTAAACCTAAAAGAGTTAGTAAATCTGTAGCACAATTAGTTATAGATCAGCGTAGAGAACATAGTAGAAAACCAGATAGAATCAGAAATGATATAATTGAATTATGTGGTGATCTACCTAGAATAGAATTATTTGCTAGACAAACATTTGATGGTTGGGATGCATGGGGTAATGAAGTATAATGTACGAACTTAAAGATTACCTTAAAGAAATTAACACAGATAAAAACCCTCTGATGGACACAGATGATGAAATGTGGGAAAAGAAATATCCTGCTTTTATCGTAAACAAATGTCTAGCACCATTTCCAGATACTATCCACCTAGTTAACGAAATGAATCTCCACAACCACCTTGATAAAAAACTACAATTTGATTTTTTACTAAATAGTCTAAGAACAAGGAAAAGATTTACTCCTTGGCTGAAGGCGAGTAAATTAAATAATCTAGAGTATGTTAAAGAGTATTATGGTTACAATAACGAAAAAGCAAAGTCAGCTCTTAAAATACTTAATGATGAACAGATAAAGGCTATCAAGGATAGTTTGAATAAAGGTGGAAGAAATGGAAAGCATTAACTGGACACAGGGGCAGATGCTTGAAGTCGTTTTAAAAGAACCAGACGATTTTCTAAAGGTACGAGAAACTCTATCTCGTATTGGTGTTGCTTCAAGAAAAGAAAAAATATTATATCAATCATGTCATATTCTACACAAACAGGGTAAGTACTTTATTGTACACTTTAAAGAACTGTTTGCATTAGATGGTAAACAAACTAACTTATCAGAAAATGATATTGCAAGACGCAACACAATCTCAAAATTATTAAAAGATTGGGGATTAGTGGAGATTCAGGCAGAACTAGAACCTATTGCTCCTCTTAGTCAGATTAAAATTATTTCATTCAAAGAAAAAGATGAATGGGCTCTTGAAACTAAATATAACATAGGCAAAAAGAGAGAAATTTAATTTTGGAACAATTCAAGTCATTTATTACAGAAGAAGAAAAACAGCAATCATATCGTTTTGTCATTATCTATAATGACCCAGAAAATATGACTGATGATTCTAAAGCAGAAGCTGAAGAAATGGCAGTTAACATGATAAAGTTTGGTAATGAACTTGGACTGAAAGGTTTTACATGTAGAATTGAAGATGCATACATATCTCACAAAAATGATAAAATGTATATACATGACATTGACGATAAAGAATTTTTGATAGATGAAAATACTTTAATATTCAACAGGTCTAAATCAAATGATTTTGCAAACTGGCAAGGTCTGATGTACGAACTAGAAAAATCAGGTGCTAATGTAATAAATTCACTTGATGTTCATATACTCTGTGCTGATAAATGGAAAACATACATCAATCTAAAAAAAGTTGGTGTTAAACAACCCAACTCTCTTTTGGTAAATAGTCCAGATAAAGTAGGTGATGTGTTTAAAAGACTGAAAACAAAATTTCCAATTATTCTAAAAACACAACTAGGTACAGGTGGTATCGGAGTTGTAAAAATTGAAAATGAAACACAACTACTTGCAACCTCACAACTTATTCATAGGTTGGGTCAAGAAAGGGGCATGTTAATACAAGAGTTTATTGAACTTGATTATGATATCAGAGTAATTGTTATTGCTGGTAAAATACATGGTGCAATGAAACGACCAACTCCAAAAGGGGATTTTAGAAGCAATGTGCATCAGGGGTCTGAACCAGAAAAAATTGAATTAACTAAACTTGAAGAAGATGAAATATATAAAACAATGAAGGCACTAACACCTAGAGGTGGTTGGGTAGGTGTTGATTTAATACCAGCAAAAGATAGAGAAAAAGAACGACCCTATTGCCTAGAAGTTAATTCTCAGCCAGGCACAGTAGGATACAACACAATAATAAAAGGGAACATTCTTGAGGATGTTCTTAAAACATATATGAATAGAGATAATTGGAAAAAGTATGAATAAATTTATAGTTGATGCATTAAGAAAAAAATATGAATATCAAATTGCTTTGAGTAAAGCAAATATAAAAAATTATAACGATGGCGAAACCCCTGCAAGTGGAAAGTATAACTACAGTAGTGCTGTAGATCCAGTTGGTGCTGAAATTGAAAAATTAAGCACTGCAAAAAATAATCTCAAAACTCTAAATTCAGAGTATCCAATAGATAAAAAACCTCAAATTCTTTCAGAATAACTCTTGACAATCCAACAATAACTTGGTACAATGTAAGTAATGAATGAAAAAATGCGAGGAAATAATTACTTGAAATATTTTAGATATACACTCGATGATCTTAAAAAGTCATCAGACAGAAAACTATTTGATTACATATCATTTTTCGCAGGCGGTGGTGGTTCATCTGCAGGCTATAAACTTGCTGGTGGTGATTGTAAATTTGTCAATGAATTTCAACAAGTCGCAGTAGATACTTATCTTGCAAATTGGCCAGAAACTCCACATCATATTTGTGGTGATATTAAAGCTGTTTCTGGTCAACAAATAATGGAAATGACAGGTATTAAAAAATACGAATTAGACATACTTGATGGTTCGCCTCCTTGTCCACCATTCTCTATGTCTGGTACTAAGAAAAAAGGTTGGGGCAAAGAAAAGACAGCCTATGGAATGAAACAGAAAAACATAGAAGATTTGACTTGGGAACAGATTCGTATTGCTGGTGAAATGATGCCTAAAGTAATTGTATGTGAGAATGTAAAAGGTCTTACAATGGAATATGCATCAGAGCATCTTGCACGAATGGTGAATGATTTTGAAGAGCTAGGTTATACTACAGTTTATAAAGTATTAAAAGGACATGAGCAAGGAGTTCCACAAAAAAGAGAAAGAGTATTTATTGTATCAGTTCGTAATGATGTACTTGATGCAATCAATATGCCATTCATGTGTGTTGCAAGTGAAGTGTTTCCAAACCCAGAAAAAGAGTTTGCCTCTATTGCTGATGCAATAGAAGATTTACAACTGAATGATGAAAACAAACTAGAGGCACACGAACTTGTTGCAACAATGAAAAAAGGTGCAAAGTGGAAATGGTTGAAAAGACTAGAAAAAAATCCAGATAAAGTTGTATCTGTTGGAGATGATGTAGTTAGGCCGTGGTATGATAAAGTTATTGCACATAGAATCAAATGGGGTAAGACTGTTCCAGAAGCAAAACATTCGTTCTTTCAATCTAGACGAGTGCCTTGGAATCAAGCATCACACACACTTTCTGAGCAAGGACTACAAACAAGTCTTGCTGTGCATTTACACCCAGAAGAAGACAGAGTTTTTACTACTAAAGAATCTGCAAGAATTATGACTCTGCCAGATGATTATATTCTTACAGGCACACTTAATGAGAAACTTGCACGGATTGGTCTAATGGTTGCACCAATCTGTATGAAATATCTTGCAGACAATATCTATAATAATATATTAAAACCATATAAAGAGTTGTAATACAATTGATAAATAAATTTAAAAAAGTACTTGCTATTATCCATTAAATGTGGGATAATAGCTACAATGTAAATAATTTTATTTACAGATAATAGTTAATCAGTCGTTCTGATTAATATAGTGTTTCGTAAACCTAATGGCATCCATAAGGAGATTTAAATGTCGTACCCAATGCAAGATGGAGAAGTAATACAACTCCGATCACACACAAACCGAAAAGATATAGTATTTGCTGGACTCAGAAAAGAATTTGATATTCCACTAACTAAAAAGGAATGTCCCCCTTTAGAGTTTTATATAGGCTGTAAATTCTTAAAAAGAATTGTTGTTAAAATAGAAGATATTTTTTATGAAGACCCAGAAACTGGTGAATCTTTACAATCAAGAGAACAAATCAATGTTGTAGGTAATGTATATGATTTAAAATCTTCTCTTAAATATCGTGGATGGAAACATGATGAACAGCCTCTTTTTGTTCAACAAGTTAAAGAAAAACCAAAACTTTTCTTTTTAAGAAGTGGTTTTAATAGACTAACCTCTGCAATTGAATTGGGTTGGAAATATATCATAGTAGATGTATATGAAGATGCAGTTGTCCTTGAAGACCAAATTTTGTTCAAGTATGTTGTCAACAATGACAATCTACCCTCTGCACAAAATAAAGATATTGATTTTGTTAAAGGCACAGTAGAGGCAATAGATAAACAAGGTCTTACTAGTGATAAAGAAATTGTTGCTTTCTTAAAAAAGATAACTTCTACATCTGATGGAATTGCACTAAGAACTCCATCAGAAATATCAGATTATGAAGATTCATACTTTGGTGAAGATGAAAATGGTGATACCATAACAATTCCAGGCGCTTTAAAGAGGTCTTGTCTTCTTTATAAAGTACGAAGGAAAAGAGGTAAAGAATCACACATTAGGCCTTTAGATGGTACTGGTGCAAATGTAATACTGAAACGTCTTAAACGAGGTTATGCCGGTGCATCATTAGTTACTACTCAAGAAGGTTCTGAACTAGGTTATGCTTTTGAAGAAAAGAATAGTCTGCACAGAATTTTTTGGGATGGTATAAAATTATATTCAAAATATACTAAACCTATCATGTGTTTTGGTTATATTGAAAATCCATCTTCTGTGACTCTTGAAGCTGATAGAACTTCTTGTAAGGAACACTTTAACGAGTTTATTGAAGAAGCAAAGAAGAAAATTTATCCTACAATTGACTTTGATAAGTTGGGCGTGAATACCATGAATGATGTGCCTTGGAATATTGAAGAAATCTTTAAGTGGGGTGGTTTTATTCCACAAGATGAAACTATGGTAAATAGTAAGATTAAAGAGGAAGATATCGTTGTATGATAATAATGATTGGTGGAATACCATGTTCTGGTAAGTCTACATTAATGAGAAATATTCTTAGTGAATTGGGTTCGGCAGAGTTTGTCGAACCCATGAAACTATTTCCATGTCAAAAGCATGGGGATACTCTTGTAGTAGGACGATATCCAGCTGGAGAAACTTTTGGTGGAACTGACCGCATATCCTATGGAGCAATTCCAAAGTTTCGTGATTTCATTAATCAAGAAGCACCCAAACATAAACACATTTTTCTAGAGGGCGATAGATTTTTTCGTGCAGTTGACATTGAATGGTTGTTATCAGAACATGATGCGAAAGTTTATATACTAAAGGTATCACCAGAAGTGGAAAAGGAAAGACACATTGCAAGAGGAGATGAACAGTCTGAAAAGTGGTTACAGACAAGACGGACTTTAATCTCTAACTTGCAAACTAATTTTCTTCTTATAGACAAATTAGATATACGACTGACCGATACATGGGATGCTCTGCATGAACTAAAAAATGAAATCAAAGGAATATGCAATTAAATAGTTATGGAGATAGTATGAAAAGATTATTAAAGACAGTGCATGTCGAGCACTATGAAGAATTTGAAGGCGATGAACGACTTATTAGAGT